TGGACTAAAATAACTGGGTGGATAGGCTACCCAGCGTCAAACTTTGCCAAGGTTCGCACCCGCCGCCCGTTGCCAAAGCAGGAGGAGATGCCGCTGGAGAAGGAGCTAGACTACCTCACCCGCGAAGCATCCCGCGCATCCGACATCCACAACCATGTTCTGATCGTGGACTGCCTCCGCTACCTCCGCGACGAGATCCAGAAGCTCAAGGAGGCCCGATGAGCGAGCGAGATGCCCTTTCTCCCCGCATGAAGGAGATGCAACGCCGCATTGATTCAGCTTCCCCCAATCGCACAGGAGCGGTCTCTAAATCTTATCAAGACGGCTGGGACAGAATCTTTAAAAAGAAAGTTAAATTTAATAAAAAAGCCTTATAAAATGGCAAAAAAGAACAATTACATTCCGTGGAACGAATATCGTCATGTGGAGACCCGCAAGACCGACGAAGACTGGGAAAACTACCTATTCAGGCTCTCCAAAGTAGTAGGAGACGCTTGCGAACGCTTTTTCGTGTCGCGTGGGATGACTCCCGGTTCCGTAGAAGTGAGAACCGACGCATGGAAAAAGCGGCATGAAATAGTTCCGTACGCTGGCGGGGCTATTCTAGACGGCAAATTGTGCCATAAAATAGGTTCTACGGATCAGATTCGTGACGAGTCAGGAAAAGATGCGTCCCGATCAGCCGTGGAAATTTGCCCCATGAAATAGTCGGATCGTGTCGAGTAATGCTCTGGCTGATTAAATCCTGACGGATTGGACCCATGAAAAAGCCCGGATGGTATAGCTTCCCATCCGGGCTTTTATTTTTTAATTTGTTTGCTTAAATGTTGGCCTTCCATCATAAGGGAAAAATCCTTCATTTACGCAAAATGAATCTCCTATTTCCTCTGTCATTTTTACAGCATAATTTCCAGCCTTAGTAAATGAGGAAAAGGTTTTTACAATCTCCCAACCTTTTTCCCCTTCACGATAAACGCAAAAAACCCTTTTCACGCTATTTCACCTCCTTTCAAAATCTCTTCAGCCTTTGCCCAAGGCAACCATCCGAGGAGATAGGCCGCAAGGCCCCAGCGATCCAACGGAGAGAAACCGAACGGTGCGGCCATAGTTGACAGATCGACAAGATGAAGCCCCCTAGCGGCCTGCTTTGCAGCCTGTTTGTGACCTTGCAAAAGAAGTTCAACGGCGTTCATGCTTCCTCCCCGGTTGCCTTGGCGATTGCGGCGCGGATTAACTTTTCAGTTCCACAAAACTCATCTTTTGTAGGAGATCCTTGGTAAAAATCTTCTATATCAGAGAGGGCAATTTGCAAAGCGGCCAAGAGTTCGGGTGCGCTGGCGATTAGACGAGCGTTTGCTCTTTCTTCTTCGTGTAAAGGTATAAAGCGGACGATTTTTTTGTCTCCTTCATTTGCCCAGACTGAGTATGTGGTTTCGTCATATTGCCAAGGGGCAGGGGTGTGCGTTGCTTTCATGTTGTTTTTATGTAGTGCCGGAATCCCCGGCAGGATCAAGAGACTTTTCCCCTGACTTCTCCCCCCTGCATGGCAAGGGGGAGCTTGTCAAAATCAAATCCTTACCCTTTTACCTTTCCCGAAATACTCCCCATAAGTGAAAAGGAGGGAACTAATACACCATCCGAACTCATCGGAAAGGGCATCCGCAAGTTCCGTTTCTGGAAAAAAATCACTTGGAAAGGTTCCCGTTACTATTTCGGGGAGATCTACTTTTTCCCCGTCTGTATCCCATTCGATAGCGTAGGCGGTAATTTTTTTCATATTAGAGGATGACAAGCGCAAGCCAAAAGGCGACAAGCACGAGGGAAAGGACTAGGAAGTCGGTGATGATGGTTTTCATGGTTTTATTCTCCAAGATAGAATTGCTGGCAATATGTCAAAAGAGCGTCGTCTTCTTCTTCCGTGGTGACATATTCAGTCCAAGGCGTTCCCCAGTCTTGCCATTGCATGATGGAATTCTGTGCTACTCCATATGCTCCGATGTCGCCAATGATACGCAACGCAGGGCCGCCAGTAGAAAGAAGAATTTGGAACTCTTCAAGCTCTGACTCCCCGCCCGGATTCTTCCATCCCTCCCGAACTGTTACGGAAAGCGGGGACTGATAAACTTCATCTTGCGCCGCCTCCCTGATGTCATCATCACTAGCAAGGAGAAGTGCTGACCAATCTTTGATAGACTCCATCCAGCCGCGAGCGTTGCTGATTGCGTGATTCTCTTCCGTGTGCGTGTCTGTTGTCATGTGTTTTGTTTTTTGTTTCGCTCGGCGGTTGTCGCCTTGCTTCCTCACCAATACTCTAGCCCCATCAGCAGACAAGAAAAAAATACAACCAACTCAAAAAAAGATTTTCATTTCTTCCCGATTCTCTCCCCACAAATCCCCCGCCGCGCCTGATTTTATCGGCTCCTGCAGCCCATCCAAGATTGCAAGATTTATTTTCGCAACGCATCAAAAAAAATCTTTCCCAGCATAAAATCACAACGCGTCACAAATCCCCAAATCACCCCATGCCACGATACCCAGGGAGCAAAGAAAACTCGATAGCGGTCATCCTCGTGCCCTGTTATCTTGATGTTATTGACTAAAAGCCCATTTCCTCCCATATTGTCACAAATGGTAAAAGAGTAAGACAAGGAATCACAATGGCCAAAAGTAAATATGACTGGCAAGCTATAGAGCTTCACTACATGACAACGGGAATGTCATTCACCGATACGGCAAAGGCTTTCGGCGTTCCTATTAACTCTGTCATTCAACGATCCAAACGGAAGCAATGGAAAACTCCAGGCAATGCTGTCAGGAAGATTGAAGAGGGGAAGAGGGAATTGCAAGAGCTCCGGCCTGAGATTGTCACACTCGATCCTGTTCAAGCTGTTAAAGCAACTATCGAGGAACAAAGGGACAAATTCATCGGCGGTATCTCATCTGGCCTATCTCGCGCCGCTGAAGAGATAGGGAGGATGGACGCTGGTGCAATCATAGCTGGGTCTCGTGAGATCAAGTCTCTAACCGATGCTGGAAGGGTTATCTACAACTTAGGAGGCGAAACTTCATCAGCATCCGTGTCGATTAACCTCCTAAACATGGACGCAAGTATGTTAGCAGGGCAAGTGAAGGTATCTCCATCTCTGTAGGATTGCCATAGCATCAGATAATACAGAACATAAATAGTTCTGTTAGTATCCGGTAGCCTAGTAATTCAAAGCATTCTTTTTTTCTGTGGGTAGGGTGACGGGCACCCCCCTCGACGCGAGAAGTTTTGCCGTCGTTTCCGCGAGAAAACCTCTATACAAATTTTCCTAAAAATCCCCAAGTGACAGAACAGAGTTCTGCAACCTAAAGGTTGTGACAAATCCTATCGGGTATAATCTGGTGTCTTAACTGGCAAAATGTTCCCTATCGGGGTTATTATTGTTTGCGCTCGTAGACTTTTATTGGATGTGAATGATCGGCAACATTCCTGAAAGAAAAACTACCCACTTTTTCTGACAAGATCGGCATGCGTCATGCGTTACTACTTATTGATAGTTAACGACTTATACTACTCCTGAATGGTAGGGTGGTTCCCGTCCTTCTCCGAGGGACACATTCACCGAGATCTGTCCTTCCTAAAAGGATAGAAACTTTATTTTCTCTTCTTCTGATACGCAGGAGGATGCGCTCTCCCATAAAGGGATAGCGTTCTTATCTCATCTGGAAGCACCTGCGTGTGAATACGGAGGCGCAGAGAGTATTCTGGGTCTAGTTGACCTGCTATGGTTCCGCAATCTTGACCTTGTTCTATGAGGTAGATTGCTTGAGATAGGAGGGAAGATTGATTTCCGTGGTAGTTAGTTTTCATATCAGTTTTCATTATAGTCTAAAGATATGTTTATGATTTGTACATGATTGAGATGATATGTCGATAAAATCTTGTTTTCTATACATATCAATTGCGCACGGCTGGCTTGGGGCCGCCGCGCTTGATGAATTGGATGTGTTATGATACAGGCTCCTGCGGAGGGCATAAGAAGCCCTATGTTAAAATAGAGCTTCCGATCCCCCTCGGCTTTAGAACGACCTATGGAGCCTTACCTGACTTGGTGGGTTGGGGATAGAAGGAGTCTTTTCGCGGGGACTCTCATTATTAAAGCTGGGCGGCGGTCTCCAGCTTCTAACCTTCGTGGGAGGCCCGTCTCATACGATCTCCTGCCACTACACCAGATCAGTCATCCTGTGAGTGATCTGCTTGCAAGGTAGGACATGAATGAGGTAGTGTCAAGCCGTGAAGATTCTTGATAATGGAATAGCTGTGATTGAGGGAGACACGCATATCTCCCGTTGGGTGGAGATGGAGGGGAGACTTGATCATGACCAGAACTCATTGCCGATCATCCTTGAGCATATCAAGGAGGGGGATTGGGTGGTGGATGGGGGAGCCTTTATAGGCGACCACACTAAAGCCTATAAGGACAAAGTGGGTGATTTGGGGATGGTGTTTGCCTTTGAGCCTAATCCTGCGGCGTTCCAATGCTTGATTCACAACTGCCCTCATGTGCAAGCCTTCAATTACGGGCTTTGTAGCCACGGAGGAGAGGCTTTCCTTGAGACTTGTGAGAATGTAGGGGCTAGTTCAATCGGAGCGTCTGGAGAGGCTATAAAGCTCATGTGCTTGGATGAATTGAACCTGGATAGATTGGATTTCATCAAGTTGGATGTGGAGGGGTATGAATTGAGGGCATTAGAGGGAGCAATCAATATTATTGATAAGTTCAGACCTAAAATGTGGATTGAGGTGAATAGGTTTGCCCTTGAGAGGCATGGTAGTAGTGCTGTTGATTTATTAAATGCAGTTATTGCTATGGGGTATGATTTCACTTCATATCCAGAAGAGGGCGGTGATCAATACGATCTTCTCTGTATACCATGCAAGTAGACATATTTATTCGTAGCTGGCACGGCGATTTTAATTGGCTTGAGTATTGCTTGAGATCAATCAAGAAGTATGCTCGTGGATTTGGTAAGACTCATATCTGCATCAATGCCGATGATTATCCTTTATTGCCGTCTTGTGACGCAGAGGTTCATCTAGTGTCGGCTTGGCCCGATGGATATATCCAGCAACAGAATGACAAGCTCCATGCTGATTGGTATTGCAGGAGTCCCTATATCTTGGTGATGGATAGTGATTGCGTGTTCATTAGGGATGTGACTCCCGAATGCTTTTTTCGTGAGGGGAACCCTATTTGGTTGTATGAGGATGTGCCGCATGATCAGAGTCCTTGGTATCCCATCACTCAGGAGGCAATTAAATCTATGCCTGAGTTTGAGTTTATGAGGAGGCATCCGTTTGTATTCTCCCGGCAATCGCTTCGAGACTTTAGGGACTTCATGTTTAACTGCCATCAAGAGGATCTATCACAATGGCTCAAGAAGCGGCCTAAGGGGCGTTTTAGCGAGTTTAATGCGTTTGGGGCTTGGGCGTATCGGAATTACTATCGCCACTTCACCTGGCTCCATCCTCGTGAGATGGAGACGTATGTGAGGCAATCTTGGTCGTGGGGCGGGTTGTCTTTAGAAATAAAAGAGGAACTAGAAAAGATCCTAGCCTAGATTTCAAACATGGGGTAGAAGGGAGGTGCATGGCAAAGAAGCGCACAACCAAGCCGGTTAAGGCAATCTCCATTAAGGAGGAAAAGCGTGTTGAACAGGCTATGCAACAACTTCGTAGTCTGGCGGCAGAGTTCTTTGATGTGGGGGTTATTCTGCTTTCCAAAGAGATAGAGGGTAAAACTTTGTTTCACTATTGCCAATTTGGAAATGAGTTTGCCGTGAAGGGGATTGTAAATAACTATGTGGATAACATCATGGAAGATTCCAATTTAGATTGGGATGGCGAATGGGCTGATGATGAGGAAGACGGCGGTAATAATTGGAAAAAGGAAGAATTATAAATCAGTTGACTTGATTTAGGATAGTGAGGTAATTATTAGCCGATCATGGCATCCCTCACGTTTTCACAAGCTAAATTTTTGTTTGCCCGCTATATTTCTAGTCAGGGGCCAAGCGATCCGAATGTGGGGACGGCAATTAACTTTGTAAATGAGAGGTTTATTTCCTCTGGGCAATGGAGGGGGAATAGGTTCATTTATTCCTTCACGGTGAGCCAGGATGTGGCCGGTAATAATTACTTTGATACTACTGCCGGGATTGAATCGGTATTGAAAGTGCTGGCTGTTGATCCCGACTATCTGACTGGTGAACTTGGCGATGTGATGCCAGATTGGTATCCTTTTGATGAAGGCAGCCTTGGTTGGCTTCCTCCAAATTATGTGGGAGACTTGCAGATTGTCAGGCAAGGTAATGTGCCAGCTAGTCCGCTTCCATCGGGAGCCACGGCAGATACGCAACGCTATCGCGTCTTGGGCAAGGTTCCAGAGAACCGCACCATGTATTGCATTGTGCGGAGAGGGTATGTGCCGCTGGTTAATTCCAATGATTTGCTCATTCCTTCCAATCGAAATGCTTATCGGTATGGGATGCAAGCCTTCAATTACGAGAACATCAATGAGCTAGAAAGGGCGCAAGTCTATTGGGACTATGCTTTTAAATGCCTCAATGATGAGACGACTAGCTTTGAGGATGGCGAGTTGGCTCAGATTCAAATTCAAACCAAGGCATTCGCCCCCGGCATCATGCAGAACCTAGTCTGATTTATGGCTCTTACACTAGAAGAACAAAAGGCAAATCTTGCCAGAGCAAAACAAGAGGCCGCTTCGCCAGAAGAGCAAATAAAGATTGGTTCTTTGTTTTATGGTGCTGGCCCATATATCAAAGAAGCATATAGCAACCTAGCTTATGCTCCTCAAACATCTCCTGAGGCTGGAGGTTTAATGCCTTCGATGCAAACCCCGCTTGGTATTCCTGTTCCTCAAGCCGGGATTCCTTCTATTGGATTGCCAAAATCTCCAGAAGAAGTTTCCCCCTATGCTGGTCCATATGCTAGTTCATATGCTGGTGATTTTAGAGATATTACTGGATCATTTAGTGCGGGGTTTCCTGGGCTGGCATATTCTTCTCAAAAACCATATCTTTCCACGGATCAATTTAGTCTTGATTGGGATAAATTAAGTCAATCTCCTATTACTGCCCCTCAGGCGCAAAATGCCGCACAGGCTGGGAAAATGCAATCCACGGCAATGCAAGATGCGATGAAAGCCATCCAAGAAGCTGCTTCTCGCTCTGGCAAGATGGAAAAACTTGATGGATTTAAAGCAGATCCAGAACGACAATATGCCACAGAAAAAGACGCTGCTGGCAATATTGTTAAAATTATTCCTCTTAGAAAGAGCTTGAAAGAAGATCCGCTTGTTACAGCGCAAGCGCAAGGATGGAAAGCCTCTGGATTAGAAGGAGGTGCTGGAAGTCCATTTACTCCCAACCTTGACAAATTTAAAGCAAAGCAAACCGCTCTATCTCAAATTCCATCTTGGGAACAAGCTGGAAGTCCTTGGGCTGGGAAAACTCCAGAAGAACAAGCTCAAATGAGATCGCTCATGCGCGAGACAACTGGATCAAGGGCAAATGTTGGAAAAGTGATTGGCGCTGAAACCACAAGCGGTGCTGGCAAAGATATTACCACCACACGATATACACCACAGATTCCCACATCCAATCAGGCCGATGTAGCAAGGGCATCTCAGCAACGAAACATTTCTGTTAATCCAGAAGAGGGCGGCACAAGGGGACAAGTTATTGAGTCATGGCAAGGCCAGCCTAAAAAGAAACAGCAAACTTCAACGAATTAATTTTATGCCCACAAGAGGAACCCAATCAGGAAAAGCATTTGTTTTTAATGTTCCCAGCGGGCGGGGACGGGGGGGGGGG